ATCAATTACCGTAACTGTGGGTGCTGGCGGTGGAGGTGGCAATACAACCCCAACCATTGGTGGCACTGGATCAAATTCTGTTTTTTCGACGATTACTTCAGCCGGTGGTGGCGGTGGTGGTAAAGGTGATGGGATCACTTCTGGAAACAACAACGGCGCAAATGGCGGCTCTGGTGGCGGCAGCGGAACGGAAGGCGCAGGCGCAACAAGCGATGGTGGCTTAGGCAATACACCGAACGTTTCGCCAAGCCAAGGTAATGACGGTGGTGGTTTAGGAGTTCAGCAACTCCGTGCTGGCGGCGGTGGCGGTGGTGCTAGTGCGGCGGGCGGCGATCCTGATGAGTCAGCACTGCCAAGATTGGCAGGTAATGGCGGAGCCGGATCAGCATCGTCAATTACAGGCGCATCAGTCACTTATGCTGGTGGCGGTGGTGGTGGTGCAGGGCCATCAGAGTCATCAACCGCAGGCACGGGTGGAGCAGGGGGCGGCGGTAACGGTGCTAGAGGCGCTAGCGGCGCAGCAGGGACTGCCAATACCGGTGGCGGTGGTGGTGGGTCTGGTGGTTTAAGTGGCACAGGAAGAGCTGGAGGCGCTGGCGGCAGTGGCGTGGTCATCATCGCTTATCCAAACTTCTACCCCAACCTATCGTCAATTGGTGCAGGCTTAACTTACACACTTGATACAACGACAAGGGCTGGCTACAAGGTCTATCGCTTCACCCAAGGCACCGGAACAATCAGTTGGTAAGGAAAACATATGGCTCACTACGCACTTTTAGATAAGCACAATGTTGTCGTTCAAGTCATCGTCGGTAAGGACGAGAACGAAGGCATCTATGACTGGGAAGAGTTCTACGCTGCTGAGACGAGGCTGAGGTGTAAGCGCACGAGCTACAACACGCAAGGCGGCGTACACACAGGCGGCGGTACACCGTTCAGGAAAAACTACGCAGGCATTGGCTATACCTACGATGCACAGCGAGACGCATTTATCCCACCGCAACCCTATCCATCGTGGGTGCTGAACGAAGACACTTGCCTCTGGGAGGCGCCTGTGCCGATGCCAACAGACGGACAGATGTATAGCTGGGATGAAGCAACAACGAGCTGGGTGACGGGATAGGAATGTGTTTGGTTTCTCGCCATTTAGTGCAGCACCATTTTCGTCGCTTGGAGAGACGGCGAATGTATTTGACGCAGCGGTTAACGAAACTGCCACAGGTTCAGATGCACTAAATACCGTTGTTAACTTTGGTGCAATAAGCGCCGAAACAGCATCAGCAGTAGATGCCGTTACAACAACAGCACAATTAATATCAAGCGTAAACGAGTCAGCAACAGGCTCAGATGCGATATCTGCTTTTGCAGAATCTCGGGTACTCGAAGCCGTCACCATTACAGACGGCGTTATCGCACAGCCGCCACCTGGGGTATCCGAAACAACATCTATTACTGATGCAGTGGTAGCGCAGCCACCACCTGGAGTGGCTGATACAGCGACCATTACCGATTCCGTAGTAGCGCAACCACCAACAACAGCAAGCGAAACAGCAACCGTCACAGATGCTGTGGCGGCAGAAAACGCAAATCGAATTGTTACCGAGTCTGCAACCGCCGCAGAAACCATAGACGCAGAGCTACAAAAGAATGTAGGCATCCAAGAATCTGCCACGGTCGCTGATGCGTTTGATAGCCAAGCAGATTTTGTAAGCAACGTATCTGAACTAGCGACAGCTTCAGACCAAATAGATTGCGTCGGAACGCTCAACGAAAGTGTTGCAGAATCCGCGTCTGGCGCAGACGTAGTTGATGGCGAAAAGTCAATTGACGTAGCAATTGATGAATTGGCATCTGGTTCGGATAGCGTCGATACGCTCAGGATTGTTATGTCGTTTGTTGATGAATCCGCTACGGTAACGGATGACATAGCAACGACGTTGACATTGGTTGCTTCTGTTAATGAAATTGCTCTTGGTGCTGATGCGATTACCATCACCATCGAGGCGCAGGCAAATGTTTCAGAATCCGCGACAGGAACTGATGATGTAACACGGTCGCAGAATTACGAAGGCACTATTGACGAATCGGCTACCGGCTCTGATGCTACAAACGCAAACCCAGTTTATGACAGGGATGTAATCGAGGCAGGAAGCGCAAGCGATAGCATTAATGTCAATGCTTTTTTGGCAAGCATCATTGCTGAAGTTGCCGCAACGTCGGATAATATACAAACAACTGGCAATTTTAATGGCGCAATCAACGAATCTGCGACAGGCGCGGAAACTCAACAAGGCGGTGGAGTATTTCAAATAAATGTGGTCGAATCCGCATTAGCAAGTGAACAGGTGGCACAAAATGATCTATGGGTATTGATAGACGACACGCAGATAGCAAATTGGCAGCAAATTAATAGCTCACAAAATTCGCCATGGGCAGAAATAGACAGCACACAAATTACGCAGTGGGATCCAATCACAGTATCATGAGGTAGACCATGCCAATTACAAGAACCGCATTATTAGATTTGCCAATTATCGAAACCAACACTGAAGTTGGCACATGGGGAGATGCTGTAAACAAAGGCTTAACAGAGTATCTTGATATAGCCATTGCCGGAATCACAAACCTTACAGGGTCAAATTTTTCCGGCTCCCCGAACTACAATTTGACACTACAACTTACGACTGGTGATGCAAACGCAACCAATATTGTGTTTAATACGGCGCAATATTCAACGATCAGGGTATCAAGCCTAAACGCTAACTCAACCATCATTGCCCCTGCTTCGTCAAGATCGTACAAGATTATTAACGCAGATAACACTTACAGCCTTACTATTAAAGCCACAGGGCAAACTGGCGTAACAGTCAATCCTGGCGCATCACTAGTAGCGGTATTTAATGGAACTGACTATGTAGGCTTGGGCGTACAAGCCGCAGCAACATTAACATCAGGGATTGTGGTAAAGGGCGCTGGAACAACGGTTGTTACACCAGCAACCCCCGGAACAGATTATGTAGAACCAGCCACATCAACAACATTTACAGCACTGCAATCCTTTAATGGCACATCATCAAATTTTGCTCAAGCGATTGTAAATTCAACGGAAATTATTACGACAGTAGCAACCGCAGTTCCGGCTGTTGTGAACTACGATATAACATCGCAGTCCTTGCTTTATTACACAGTAAACGCATCAAACGATTGGACAGTAAACTTTAGAGCATCTTCATCAACCTCATTAAACACAGCGCTTGCTATTGGAAGAAGCGTAACAGCGGCGCTGATGACAACACAGGGCGTCGCCCCTAAATACAATACAATAATCCAAGTAGATGGAAACACAATTACGCCAAAATACCAAGGCGGATTTCCATGGACTTCGGGGAATGCTTCTGGTATTGATATATATGTATATACAATTATTAAAACCGCCGCCGCAACGTTTACAGTGTTAGCTTCGCAAACGCAGTTTAAGTGAAGATACGATGCCCATAATCCAAAGATTAGGTACAGCAAGCGCCAGAGGTTTTGGTTTTGGAAAAATTGGCGCAATTTATCAAGAAGAAATTACAGAGCTGTCTTCGGGATCTGACGCCTCTACTTGGCAAACAATTGCAAGCGGAAGTATCGCAGAAACGGCATCCGGTATTTCACAAATATCTACGATACTTACGGCCCAATCACAAATTACAGAGTCATCAACTGGATCTGATGACATAACATCAATACCAACTATAAGCGGTCAAATCACAGAATCATCTTCGTTAATAGACGCAACAAGTACATTAGCAAATCAAAATATTTCGGTTTTAGAAAGCGCATTATCTGTTGATTTAATTAATGCTATCGGCGTATTTAATAAACAAGTAAGTGAGACGTCTTTGATATCTGACGCAAATTCGTTTAATAATACATATCAAGCATCGTCAAATGAAACAGCGTTAGGCGCTGATGCGTTATCGGCTGCAATTCGCATGTCAAGTGTAATTATTGAAATTGGCATTGGCGAAGAAGAAGTCAATAGACTAGCACTAGCTAATGGCATCGTAAATGAATCAGCACAATCAAGCGATTCAATAAACGGCGCAAAAAGCTTTACTACTCAGATCGCAGAGTCATCATCTGCTTCTGAATCTGTATCAAATACATTAAATTATTGGATTGCAATATTTGCTGGAAATACAACAACAGGTTCATTGATTACCCATGTTTATGATTTAGACATTGACGAAGGCGGCAATATTTATATAACTGGAATAGGAAATACTGGCTCTATAGCGAATGCTGCAATAATTGCTAAATACAACAATCTTGGCGTTCTTCAGTGGCAAAGGCTTTTAGGTATAGCGGGAGAGGAACAGCTTGGCAGGGGGATCACAGTTGATGTAATGGGAAATGTTTATGTTGCAGTTACTTATAACAACAACTATATTGCTTCTATAAGAAAAGGCTCTGTAGTTAAATACGACTCCAGTGGCAATTTGCTATACCAAACCACATATCAACCGACAGGCGTTAGCACAGTAGCGTATGGCCTAGCGTTAGATATCGGTGAAGAAAATACTTATTCTGTAGGTAGTTCTGGCATAGACTTTTTAATTACAAAACAAAATTCCTCTGGGGTCGTTCAATGGATGAAGACAATATCCAGCGGATATTTTTCAAGCTTTTTAACATCTGTTGTTGATTCATCAGGGAATATTTTTGCCGCAGGATATTATGGCGACACAGTTTCCTCATCGGGCTATAGTTATGCATTGCTTTCACAATACGATTCATCTGGCAATTTGCAATATCAAAAAAGATTTACAGATACTATTGCACAAAGAAATACAACATTTAATAGCATAGATCTTGACGCTTCGCAAAATATATACTGCTGCGGCACGGCAACTTATAATACTGGCGGAAGCGATTACATTTTATTATCTAAATTTGACACAAGCGGAACACTGTTGTGGTCTCGCGGTTTGTATAACGCAAATATAAACTCAAACCCTAGCGGCTATTGTGTAGCGGTAGATGATGCGGCTAATATGGTTTATATCGTAGGATCAGAAAACGGATATATTTCTTCTGGTTATTCGCGCATCATAGTTGCAAAATACAATACGTCAGGTGTCTTGCAGTGGCAAAGATTTATTGGTGTAACAGACCAAAATCTTTCAGATGTAAATGTAAGACCTTCAGCTATCAGCGTAGATACGGGCTCATCATTCTATGTAACAACACAATCGCAGTCATACCCGAGCTTTAGTTTGATACTAAAATTACCAAAAGATGGTTCATTAACGGGAACATACACAATACCTGGTACGTTTTTAGCTTATTATCCGGTTGTATACAGCGTCGGAAACTATACAGACACAAGTTTATCGTTTACAGTTTCTGATGCGCCGGGAAGTGAAGGAACGCCGTCTATCTCAAGCGGCGCAGGCGGAGCCACAAGCTACACATCAAATATTCAAACCAGCACGGTATATATATAAACATTATTTTTTTAAGGCAATAATTCACTCAACCAGAATTAGTAAACCCTGTAATTGTTAATCCCACAACACCCCAATAATCATGTTTGACCTTCTTTCGGGCGGTTTACTTGGCTCCATATTCGGAGGGCTATTTAGGCTTGCACCGGAAGTGCTGAAATTCTTAGATAAGAAGAATGAACGCGCTCACGAGTTAAATATGTTCCAACTCCAGACTGATCTGGAGAAAATGCGTGGCGAATTCCGAGTGGAGGAAAAATATGTGGATTACTCTATCCAACAATTGGATTCCATCAAAGAGGCCTTTAAGGAGCAAGCTGAAACGGCAAAGGCTGCTGGCTGGTTTGTGGCTGGAATATCTGCTCTTGTACGTCCCGGCATCACTTGGTGTTTATTTTTCATGTACGCGACGGTCAAGGCAGCAGCGCTTGTACTGGCGTTTCAAACTGGCGCAAACTGGACAGAAGTCGTAACTCAAGTCTGGGATGAGGACGATTTTGGGGTATTTACTATGTGCCTCACATTCTGGTTCGTTTCAAGAAGTATAGAGAAGTATCAAAAGTCGTGAATGAAGAGGCAAAAGCGCTAGCAAGAGATGTACTCATCAAGCCCTTTGAAGGGCTGGCTAAACGTCTGCCTGATGGAACCGTAACCTCTTATCCCGATCCCGGAACCAAAGGACATCCTTGGACAATCGGTTGGGGAACTACCGGCCCTGACATCCAGCCGGGAACTATTTGGACGATGGCTCAGTGTGAGGATGCCCTAGACCATCACATTAAATACTTTTATGCAGGTGTTTGCAAACTTAGTCCGGCGTTTCCAAAGGCATCTCCCAGAAGAATTGCCGCAGTTACAAGCTGGGTCTACAATTGCGGATTAGGAAACTACAGGATTTCCACGTTTAAACGACGTATTGACGCAGGAGATTGGGATGGTGCCGCAGAAGAATGTCTTAAATGGAACAGGGCCGCAGGTCGCATACTCCCAGGTCTTACCCGCCGCCGTGCAGCAGAAGCTGCGTTGATGAGGTGAATCGTGCCATTAACCAAGATTCTAGCGAAAAGCGGTATAAACAGAGAGAACACGCGCTACACCTCGGAAAATGGCTGGTATGTTTCCGACAAGGTTAGATTCCGCCAAGGTACGCCTGAGAAGATTGGCGGCTGGGCCAGGATCTCATCTAATACATTCCTTGGCACTTGTCGGGCATTATGGAACTGGGTTACGTTAACAGCCAACAACTTAATGGGCTGTGGCACCAGCGCCAAGTATTACATTGAAAGTGGCGGTGTATATAACGACATTACACCTATTCGTCGCTATAGCTATACAGCAACATTAACAAACCCATTTACAACCACAAACGGCCAAAACACCATCTCTGTAAGTGATACAGACCATGGCGCCCAGGTTGGTTCGTTGGTTTACTTTACGGGTTCGTCGGCGGTAGGAGGAATCCCTGCGGCTGAAATTAATACCCGCCATTCAATTACATCAATTACGGATGCCAATACCTACGTTATTACCGTAACAACTGCGGCGACATCAACCGCAACAGGCGGCGGTACGGTTACGGCGGAATACTTTATTAATGGAAGATTGCTTGGCGCCAATCCATTTGCAACGACTAACGGAAGCAATGTCGTTACAGTAACGGCATCTGGACATGGCGGTCAGACTGGTGATTACGTCACGTTTTCAGGTGCATCTACGTTTGCAAACGTAGACATGAATGGTGAGTTTTCTATTACCGTTATTGATAACAATAGCTACACGGTTGTTGCTGGTACTACCGCATCATCAACAACGTCCGGCGGCGGATCTGCTGTAAGAGCGACGTATCAAATTACCATCGGTCCAGAAGATCAGGTCGCCCAAGTTGGTTGGGGTGCCGGAGCATGGGGAGCTGGTAAATGGGGTGGTGTGGGAACGTTTGTGCCTGATGCGCTTCGCCTGTGGTCGGCCATGAACTTTGGTGAAGATTTGGTATTTGCGCCCCGTGGCGGAGGTGTGTACTACTGGGATGCGACCAATGGATTAGGTACGCGTGGCGTTAGTATTGAAACACTTTCTGGCGCTACTGACCCACCAGTTGTACAGAATCTTGTATTTGTGTCTGATGTGTACCGATTTGTATTCTGCTTTGGGTCTAATGACGTAGGTTCAGACGTGCAAGATCCTATGCTCATACGATGGGCAGACCAAGAATCGGTAACCGATTGGCTACCAACTGCTGCCAATCAAGCAGGATCTTTAAGGCTATCCCATGGCTCACAGATCGTCGCTGCCATACAGACGCGCCAGGAAATTCTTGTCTGGACAGATACGTCTTTGTATTCCCTTCAGTATCTTGGAGCGCCATTAGTATGGGGAGCGCAACTCCTTGGCGACAATATTTCAATTGTTGGCCCTAACGCTGCATCGGTAGCATCAGGTATTGTTTATTGGATGGGGGTCGATAAGTTTTACATGTATGACGGGCGGGTTCAAACGCTTAACTGTGATCTTCGCAAGTATGTATTCCAAGATATTAATCAAACACAGTACCTTGCCTATTTCTCAGGCACCATTGAAGGTTTCAATGAAGTGTGGTGGTTCTACGCATCGGCAGGGTCATCAACGATTGATCGGTATGTCGTGTACAACTACATGGAAAGAATTTGGTACTACGGCACGATGGCACGAACTGCATGGTTTGATGCCGGTCTAAGGGATTACCCGCAGGCAGCTACTTACAGCAACAACCTTGTTAACCATGAGTTTGGCAATGATGACAATACAAGCGGCATACCGATACCTATTAATGCTTATATTGAATCTGCTGAATTTGACATCCAAGACGGCCATAACATAGGGTTTGTATGGCGCATCCTTCCGGATATTACGTTTAGCGGTACTAGCGCTACGAACACGAATCCTAGTGTAACGATGACTTTAATCCCCATGATGAACTCGGGATCGGGTTATAACTCACCGCAATCAGAAGGAGGCTCATCTTCCGCTTCCGTCGCAAGGACATCTACAGCCGTCATTGAACAATTTACAGGGCAAATTTATGTAAGAGTTCGCGGCAGGCAGATGATACTTAAGGTTGAGTCAAATGATTTAGGAAGTGCTTGGCAATTAGGCGCACCAAGAATAGACATTAGACCAGATGGTAGGGCAACAGGACGTGGCGCATGAATTACTTAGATAGCCCACAACCCCCAAATCTTCCTTATGCGCCGCCTGAGTGGAGTCCGCAATATCAGGAACAATTTAATAACGTGCTGCGTTTATATTTTAATCGCTTAAGTAACGTCACAAAATATTTGCTTGGTCCAGAAGGCGGACAATATATTGATCGTCCTAATGGATTATTTTTTAATACCGCCGATCAAACATTTGCGGCAACTAATACTGCTTATCCTGTGGTGTATAGCGCCACATATTTAAGCAATGCTGTGGAATTGCAGTCAGGAAGCACGTCTAGGATTCAAGTTTCAGTAAGCGGTGTATATAACTTTCAATATTCAGGCCAGTTATTAAGCACTAATGCCAGCGCAAAAAATGTATATTTATGGATTGTAAGAAACGGTATTGATATTGGTTATTCAACTCATGCTTATACATTATCAGCTAATAATGAATACACAGAAATAAATTGGAGCTTTAATATTGACCTTGCAAACGGCGAATATCTAGAATTAGAGATAGCCACATCGGATACTAATGTGCGCCTTGATGCGGCAGCCGCAACGTCACCTCACCCTGGTATACCGTCAAGCGTAATGGCGGTAAACTTCGTATCACCTTTGCCGGACCCCCGGCCTACACCTCCATAGCGGAGAATATTATGGCGGACTCAATTTTAGATTTAAGTGATGTATCAAGCCTTCCAGATACAGATCCTACAGACGCGCTTATCGAAGGCGGTACGTATGGAAGCACGTCGGAATATTCGCCGGACTGGTCATCGCTTTTTGGCGACAATATCTTCTCAAGGTTTCTTTCTGGAACAGCAACAGGTGGCGACAAAGCATTAGCAACACTTGGATTTGGCATAGCATCGCTTGCGTCGGCTCTTAATAACAAACCTCCTGCGACAAAGATGCCTGTGTATAAAGAAGCACCTGTGTATAACAGGGCTCTTACGGCGCCAATGCTTCCGCCTCAGCCTGCACCAAGACAATCCGCATCGGGCCAAAACATCTACCAACCCATGGTTGGATTGCCGCTATTCTTCAATCCCAATCCATTTCAGTTTAATGCCGCTGAAGCGGCGAAGCGTTATGGCCCAACGCAAGCAGAAATTGCAGCAGGGCAAGCGGGGTATTCGGAAGGACTTGGACGACTGTATCAGTCATTAGGCACACAACCGGCAATTGAAATGAAAGCGGCTGGCGGACCTGTTGGATATGCAGAAGGTGGTGATGTTGCAAGATACTTGCGCGGCCCGGGAGATGGCATGTCGGATGATATTCATGCCTTTATCGAAGGAGGCATGACAAGTGAAAACCAACCGGCACGGTTAGCAAGGAACGAGTTTGTAATTCCAGCGGATGTTGTATCAGACCTTGGCAATGGGTCATCAGACGCAGGGGCAGATGCTCTTTATGAAATGATGGAGCGCGTGAGAAAAGCTAGGCACGGAACAGAAGAGCAACCCCCTGCGGTTAATCCAAAAAAGGTGATGCCTGCATGACACCGTTTGATCAAGAGTGGGATCGTTGTAGCCCATGGTTACAGGCTGCGCTTGATCACGCGGGTAATTTGTTTTCGTTAGATGATGTTAAGCAATCCGTGCTTCGAGGCGAAGCGATGTTTCTTCCCGGTATTGAGGCCGCTGTGGTTGCAGAGATTCGGGTATTCCCGCAAAAAAGAATTTTTAACTGTTGGCTTGCTGGTGGCGATTTAGAAGAACTTAAATTGGCATTTGCACCTACTGTTAGGCGGTATGCAAAAAAATCCAATTGTGATGCAATTACGATTCAAGGACGGCCGGGATGGCAACGTGTTTTTAACATGAAGCAAAAAGGCGTAGTCTTAACCGAAGAGGTGGTTAAATGAGCTTAGGCGGACCTTCACAGACCATTACCGCAAGTGCGCCGGAGTATCAACTCCCGTATATATCTGACCTATACCGCATGGGTCAGCAAATTGCATACACACCGTATACGCCTTATCAGCTACCAAGAACAGCGGAAACATCAGGTTTATACCAGCAAGGTGTAGAGGCGGCGCAACAAACGGCAGCCGCACCCGGTATTTTAGGGAGCATAAATGTTGGCGGTCAGAATGTAGGCGTCATGCAGGCTTACATGAATCCGTATCAACAGGCTGTCACAGATGTAGCAAAACAAAGTGCATTGCGTGATTATCAAAGTGGCCTATCAAATTTACGTAGTCAAGCCGCATCTCGCGGCGCATTTGGCGGGTCGCGTCAGGCAATCATGGAGTCAGAGGCCATGAGAAATCTTGGCCAACAATTAAGCAACATTCAGATGCAAGGATCTGCCCAGGCCTTTGATAAGGCTGGCCAGTTATATCAACAAGATCTTGCCAATCAACAGCAAAAAGCCCAGACCTTGCAGCAACTTGGTTTAGCAGATGAAGCAAGAAGACAGCGCGACCTCGATCTGATGTACCAAGAGTTTGAAAAGCAACGACTGTATCCACAACAACAGGCAGAGGCGTATAAGTCAATTATCTTTGGCCAACAAATGGATCCGTCGAAGTCATATTACAACGCGCCAGCCAACCCATTTGTTCAGACTCTCGGCCTAGCAGGATTGCTGTACGGAGGATTAAGATGACCACGACCATGGCTCAACCAGGGCTTGCTCCAGATATCAACATTCTGGAGGCGATGGATATCTTCAAGAACTTTCCTGATGAAGAGCTTCCGCGTTACCGCAACGATCCCAAGCTAGCCCTTGTTGCAGCGGCAGAGATGGATCGCCGCCTACGTGTTCGCAAGGACTTTGAAACACGCCAGCAACAACCACGTGGACCTGTAATTGATCAATTGCAGCAGCAACTGCTTGCGCCTACAGGGATCGCTCAAGGCATGACTCCGCAAGGTATGGCTCCTCCGCAAGCTATGCAACCAGAAGCACCGCCACAACAAATGCCGCAACAGGCTGGATTGGGCGCTATTGGCATGGCGAGCGGCGGTCCTGTGGCGTTCCAGTTTGGTGGGTTGCTAGCAGACCCAAGGTCAGGCATTTATCCGCAAGAAACAGAAGAAGACCGCAAGCGCAAAGCATCCGAAAGACTTGCACAAATAGAGTCGCAAATGAACAGGCCCGGCGTTCCTGGTCAAGCATCAGCGATTCTTGCTACGGAGGCAGCGAAGCTAAGGCAAGAGCTTGAACCAAAGAAAGAGCCCGTAAAAACACTTGCTCAGCCAACAGAAGACAACAAATCGCCTGATCAAAACGCACTGATAAAAGCCATTCTCGCCAGTCGCCAGCCGACGCCTGCCGCTCCCGAGGAAAAACCAAGAAGCTTGGTAGATTTAGCAAAGGCCGCAAAGGATTACATCCCAGAGATTGTTCCTGTGATGAGCCCTGAAGAGAAGGCCAAGGTGGAAGAGGCTGAGTTTCAGCGTATGAAGCAGCGTTTCCCTGATACGGTAAGCCCTATCATGGAGCAACTAGCCAAAGAAGCTGGTACTCAGATTTCCCCTGAAGAAGCAAGGCGCCGTGCGTTCTTCAAGGCAGGTATTGCAGGTCTTGGTTATACAGGTCGTGACTTTGGTCCAGGTCTTGCTGGCATGTTAGAAGGCTATCAAGGAACCAAAGAAGGCATAGAATCAGCAAACAAAGAAGCGAAGATGCTGGAGTTAAAAGCTCGCTTATCTAATGAACAGTACAAAGATGCGCTAAAACGCAAGGACTACGAAAGCGCCCGCAAGTACGCAGAAGAAACAGCGACCTACCAACAACAAGCAGTTGCGGCACGTAATAAGTATA